GTTAAATCGTACATTTTACCACCACGCTGAGTTAAATCGAACTCAGTGTTGTGTTCTACCATCGCATCTGCGCGGATGGTGTTTGCAGCAAGAACAATCTCGCCACTATTAGTTGGGTCAATCTGAACATCTTTTTCACGATTGAAATGCCAACCCTCTGCTTGAACAGAGCGGTTAATTTGATTCAGAATAGTCTCAGCAGTCTCCGCCTCAACCAATCCAGAAGAAAGTCGGTTTACAGGAGCCTCACCAATCGCTGAGAGCATAATATTGACAGCTTCTAGCTTGGTATTTGGAGTCATAATTATTTCCTAAAAAAAAAAGGAGACCCCCGAAGGAGTCCCCTATAATTACTGATTAAACAGCGTTTAGTGAAATTGCACACGCAGGACGTAGGATGTTATGACCCATAGCATACTTAGCAACCATCAATGTACCTTGACGGTCGATTTGATACTCGGATTCAACACCTAAATCCATAAGCTTAACTGTAGCAGCGGCATCAGCAGTAAAGATGAGACCACGTACTTTAGAGAAGTTAGACTTATATGCACCCGCACGTGAAGTTGGGTCAGGAGTTACACCAGTTGTAGATTCATCAGTCTGTGGAATGTGGTTAGACATATAGATGCTAACACCACCAACTTGAGGAACAACACCTGCTGATACTGAACCAGAACCACCAATGTCTTTGTTCAACCATGTAGCTGAAGTAACATCAGTAGCATTAAGAAGAGCGTAGTACTGAGCAGGTGGTAATACACATACCTTGTCGCCAGTTACGTCTTTCTTATCAAACTCTTCAAGAGCGTCATAAATTGCTGCAACAATCTTTGCACCATTTGTAGCGTCTGCTGCTACTGTACCGATTGTAATGTTTGAAGTATAGACTTCATCGTTAAATGCAGTACCGAAAGCTGCTGCTGCTTTAGTTGCGTTATCAATTGCCGCTGATTTAGCAAGAATACGAGCAACGTTCTTATCCGCTGTGTTAGCAAGAGCATAACCTGCTTCTTTAGCGTAGATTGAACGAACATCGTAGTGGTTCATTGCTTCATCAATGTTTGCGATGAACTGGCTAGAGATTAGCAAGTCATCTACAGTTACAACACGCTCACCATGCTTAACAGCATCTGCTTCAATTAATGAACCAGGAGTGTGGTATTTTGCAACCGCAGCACCAGTTAATGGGAATTGTGCAGATTTACCGTTCTGAATAGTACGAGTACGGTGTAGAGGCATAAATACGTTACGCTCTTCAAAAGCTGTAAGTACTTCGCCTGCGTATAGTTTCAAAAACAGGGAACGAGCGTCACCTGTTGCGTTTTGTTGCCCTAAACGGGAAACTGTTTGGTCTGTTGGAAAAGCCATAATTAATTACCTTTTAGTAAAGTTAAGTTGAGTTAAATTCTACTCAGCATATCCTCACATCCTTTTCTCTAAGATTGTCCTCCGCAGAGGGTCAAAGGTAATCATTCAGTTTGTTATTGCTTCGTAATTTTCTAAGTTAAGGGAGCCGAAGCTCCCCTAAAAGTAGACACTTAGAACACTTTGGAACGAGATAGCTTGTCAGCTACCGATTTCCGATATGCGGGGTCGTTGTTGTATCTGGGGTCACGCATGGCAGCAGTTAGTTCTGCTACGCTTTGGAACGCCCCGCTTGAAGATGAGGCATTATCACCTTGTACAAGTTGTGGTTCATTGCCCACTTCAGAACGATACCTTGCGACCAATCCACTAACAGCAAATTGTGCTAGAGATAAATCACCAGACTCCACATTAGCGTTATACGCATCAATCTCTGACTCAGAAAGGTTTTCAGAAGCCCACTGGACTAAACCAGAATATTGCTCCTCTCCACCTGCCATATCATAGATTTGATTTGTAGTTTTTGATGCAAGTGCTTCTTGACCTGCAATCCAACTGTCTACGAGTTCTCGGTTAAAACCTTTCTCTTCTAATGCGTTATAAGCATCAGAGGAAAGTTCACCAGTTTCAGCATATTCATCTTGGAATACGTTAAAATCCAAACCTACATTATCTAAAGCCTGAGCTACTTGTGATGCCTCAGCATCGTCCGCATTGTCATATTCTTTAGGTTCTTCGGTTTGTTCTTCTTTTTGCTGTTGACCTAGTTTCTGCTCAAGCTCTGCATAAGCATTAGCCATGTCTTCAGCGTTTTTAAATTTTTCAGGCAACCATTCTGGTCGCTCAGGGCTTGCGGATTGTTCTAGTTGCTCACCCTTTTCAAGCATAGCTTGTTCGTGCGCCTCATCAGGTGCCTGTTCTTCAAATGTGTTCAAAGTTTCTGCCATATTTTATTATCCCTGTTGGGATTCCTGTTGTTGCATCGCCATCTGTTTCATCATTTCAGGCGTTGCTTTTGTTGCCATATCTTGAGCAGTTTGCATCATTTGGGCTGCTTGCTGTTCTTGAGTTGCAGCTTCAGCTTCTTGAGCCTTTTGCTCATCCGATTTGATAAGACCATTGGTGTCAATTCCCAGACTTGCACCGAGACGGTCTATATAATCACCTACGTTCATTTCGGACTGAATTAACTCAGCACCTAATGGCTGTAGGTATTGTAAGAATGTTGCTAACTTGTTTAAGTCCTGACCACGACCAAGAGCTTCAAGACCAGTAACCACAGTAGGCTTAACTGTATCTTTAGGCATCTTAGGCATCTTGCCAGTACTCTCTAATCTAGAAAGCAATATCTTAATCAATGGTTGTTGGAACTCCTGACTTAGAATTGAATATACACCGCCAAGGGCTGTTTCTAATTCTTGAGCCATGAAGCGAACTTCTTCTGCTGTTACACGCTCTGCTTGTCGCTGAACGGATGAATTTAGTAAGAAAGCAAAAGATAAACGTTCTTGAATGTTTTGAGCTGTAGCTAATGCTACTTGGAAGTCACCTGACTTTTGTACTTGCAATGTAGTCACATCAGCAGCATCACCATTAACAATAGCTCCGTTAGGAGACTCTGCTAATGCACGAGCTTTAGTTGTGCCGTTTGGTCGTACTAAGAAGAGTACTTTTGCAGCAGCCGCAGAACCTTCTACGATTGCTTGAGTAAGACCCTCTAGTGACTTCAAATCACCAATATAATCTTCTACATATCCTCTACCGTAATCCTCGCCATCAATGCGGGAGAAACGTAAAGGAATAAATGGGTTTTTATCTTTTGGAAAAGTACCTTTACTACCTGGCACATCCATACCAGATACTTCTTGGTGTACTTCCCATTTATTTTCA